CCTTTGATCTATATCGGTCAAGTCTATCACCATCCACATAGGCAACGAATCCATTTCGTTCCTTGTAAACCATGATCTGGATTTTGCCTAATTTTTTATTGACCATTAGTTGGCCTTCAGGCTTTCTTCCAGTTAATTCCCTTATTTGACCAAAGGTTTTCATTTGTTACCTTTATTTATAACTTTATTATTTTCTACTGTTCTTCTTCGTTATCATCTTCATCTAGATCTTCATCATCCCATTCTTCATCATCTAGATCCAAGTCCTCGTCTTCGATTTCTTCTTCAGCCTCTTCTGCTTCATCGTCGCCTTCTGTATCAAAGTCAAGCTCGAGCTGATCACCATCCTCATCCCCCATGATGTCTTCATCAGTTTCATCATCTGGTTCTACTCCATTATAGATTTGGTCTGCAAGACGTACTTGTTCTTGATCTAATAGATCAGACATCTTTATTGTCATTACATCGTTAAATGTTTTATTTGCATTTGTAAAATCTTGGTCAATTGCTTGACTGATAAGTTCTTTTACTGCTTCACTCATTGTGAATCTCCTGCTACTGGTTTTAATTCAAATCGCTGCGCTGGTGGTTGATCCTGTTGTGGAGCTTCATCCTCCTCCTCAGGTTCTTGTTCAGCCTCACCAGCCATATCTTTATTCATCTGTTCAATATCCTCATCAGAAAGCATGAGAACATTCTTTTGTACCCATTCTTTTGAGAAGTATTCACCAACATATTGTTGAATCATATCCATGGACTGTAGTCTTTCACGAAGCATTTCTGCATCACGAAGTTCTGTAAAGTGATTGTCCTTGATATAGTCAACAGTAATATCATTCTTCCATTCTTCCCAATCCTCTTCAGTGATAATACCTTTCATTATCAGTTGAGTTTTAAGAATACCATAGAAAAGATGAGAGAATCTCATACGAAGTCTGTCAATGAACTTTTGAAATTTAAGTTCATCACGGTTGATCTCTGTTGATCTACCTAGAATACCTTGTACGGATTCCGTATCCAAACGAGAAATAGGAACATTCAATGCACGATACATTCTCTTTTGGAAATAAACAATATCTTCTATCTGACCTAGATTTTCACCACCTGGTAATGTAGAGATCTCTGTCCCTCTACCACCTTCACGGCGAGGTAACCAAAAGTCCTCAAGCAGTGATTGGTGTTTCCGGTCATCTCTAATCTCACCTGTCTTTGCATCATACACAAGTTTATTACGATACCTTGCCATGATATCTTTCATGTATTGTTCTGATTTACCACGTGGTAAGTTACCAACATCAATATAGAAAATACGGCGTTCTGGTGCACGAGCCAAACGATAGATAACCAATGCATCTTCCATCATACGCAGTTGGTTAATCGGTTTCAGTGCTTTATGTAGGTGTGATACAATCTTTTTACGATCCTCGGTTAACAGACCAGATGTAACATATGACACAGAGTCATTGGTCATCTTTACACCAGATGTTGACTGACCTGGTTTCTCTTGATAGATAAAGAACTCTTCTGTCTTTTCTACCAACTTAGCTCCAGTAATAGGATCTTTTTTATATTTGACTTTCTTGACCTTACGCATCTTTGCTGAGTCAATAGGACGAATCTCTTGGATACCTTCTTTAGGATTTGATTCGTTTACAACCAAGTGATGATATAGACGGCCATCAACATACCAACGACGAAAGATATCGTGACCTAATTCTTTAAAGTTCAACATAGAATAAATGTTGTCGAACTCTTCTTTAATTACTTTTTTAATTCTATCTGGCGCTTGAACATCATCCATATTAAGATCAATGTTTTGTTCAAGTTCACTACCACTAATGGTTTCGTTAACAATATCCTCAATTGCAGCATCCACTTCTGGATGCATTGCAACTCCACGATACTTCATGATTAACTGATAGTTATCCTTGGAATCATCGCCATCAAGATTTAGATATTGTCCATAGTGAGTACCGGATGCAGTAGCATAACTACCACCTTCATCATCACGCGGCGGAACGATGGAAGGTTTTTTCTTATCTTCCTCATCTTTTTTGGATCTTTTAATTTCAAATCCAAATAATTTTAAGCCATCATTTTCAGCCATTTCATTTACCCTAACTAGAGAAAAGAAGGCCGAGCCAACCCCGGCCTTCTCTAGTATTTATTTAGCTTGTAGTATCGGATGTCCAGTATTGGTACGACCAAGTACAAGCAAATCGTTCAATGGTATCGTTATCTCCATACGCCAATGGAATTGGAGCAAGATCCTGAGGATATGCACCAATAAAGTTGTATGTCTTGATAACTGTACCAGCCCGATCAAGTTGATCTACCTTTAAGTCTGCCTCGTATGCAATTGGGGTTGACAAACCAGTATTTGCAGAGTGTGCATTCATACCGTTCATCCAACGCTCGATTGCGTTACGAATTGCAAAGTCTGTATCATTGATGATTGTGGTAGTCCATTCTGGGAATGTACGGTCACCAGCCATCTTTAAGATACGACCTCTAAAAGGTACAGGTATTTGACCCATCACTGAACCAGGAAGTTCTGCAGCCTCAACCAAGAATGAGGTCAGTTCTGCATCACCATTCGCAAACCCTGGATAGTTAATGGTTACCTGGAAGAGATTAGGGCGTGCACCCCCACCTCTTAGCTTTGATTTGAAATCATCTACTCCGAGAATTGCCATTGTTCATTACCTCCTTACACTGTGCCTACGACTTCTTCGAAGTCAACACCGGTACGAACAGCCACAAAGTTCAGAGTGACGTAGTTAATTGAGCGAGCAGGTTTGATGAAGATACTTGCAACAAACTCGTTACGGTCAATCACTGCAGGTGTGTTGTTTGTTTCGTCACAGACAACACGGAAGTCAGTGATACCACGCCGACCCTGTACTTCACGAAGTACTGGTTCAACGATATTGACAAATTCTGCCCGAGTAAACTCATCGTTAAACTCGAACATTACCTGTTGCGCTGCTCTACCAATTGCTCTCTCAAGGACAAGGAACAGACGACGTACGTTAATTCTGTCAAATGCAGATGGTCTACCAAGTTTGGTTTTATCACCAAAGAGGAGAACACCTTGACCAGGAATGTTTGCAACCGGGTTAATACCAGCCTTATACAAAGTATCTCTTTGTGTTTTGGTTGGTGAGTAAGCGATTGATGTAATTCCTAGATATTGACCACGCCGTGAACCTGCAGGTGAGAACCACGGTGCACGGTTATAATCCGTAGCAGCGCAGATGCCAGCAGTAGAGGATGCAGCAGGAATTTGAATGTATTGGTCATTGTACTTGTCATACACCTTCAAGAACTGGTTATCAAAGATGAGGTATGATGAGAATGTACAACCGTCAGCTGTAAGAACAGCACGATCAACCATTGTTTGTGGGTTTGTTAAACCAACAACATCTGTACGTGCAGGTGATGCAAGTACAACACAATCCTTACGAAGTGATTGTGCAATTGTGACAAGTGAGTTAACCATTGTCTGTTGATCTGTTCTGCTACCCATAGATGGTGAAATGATGAAATCAATCTCTACAATGTCCTTATCATCATACAGGTCGTAACCTGTGAGATATTCACTTGTTGTAAGAGGATCTGAGTTTTCACCCTTTTCCATGTTATGATCTGTAGCTTGGTTAAATGTTATCAGATGACCAGCCACAGCGCCTGATGAAGGACCACCCCAGTTGTAATTATTACCGGTTGTGATGCTTGTACCACCAGCCTGTCTTACGGCTTCAAAGTTTGAATCGAATGCAACCATCCAGACATATTCTGAACGATTGTTAATTACATCGATTGCAAAGTTTGTTGTCCCATCAATGTTCTTTGCATTATCTGCAACAGAAACAAATGGGTATCTTTCTAGGACTGTGCCACGTGTACCTGTGAACTTACCCTCGGCATCAACAACAATAACATGAATCTCATCATTTGATGCAGTTCTATTACTTGCGTATGTTGATGTACCAGATACTTGGTCAAATTCAGCTTTATATGTCCAGTTATCAAATGCTGAATCTCTTGGTGGACACATTGAAATTTCTAATGAGTTACCAAGTTCGCCAGGATACTTGGCAATAAATGTGTGTGAGCTGTCAATAAGATCAGAGCGTTGGGCTAGCCAATCATCTTCATTCTTAACTGTTTCCTGTGGTAGGTTACCGTTAGAATCTGATGCGCTTTGACCGATAACTGAGCGAGCATTGAATGCTGTTCCATCTACAACTTCTCTTGTAACATAAAGTGATGAAGAGTAGTTAAGATAGTAATTGGCAGATAACCAATCAATAGCATTTGCGGAGTCAGGTGTTGCAAAAGTGTTAACCAGTTCGGCCTCATTGGCCACCAGAACTCTTTCTTCAACAGGACCCCAGCGATAGTTCCCTACGATTACACCGGTAGTTGACTGAACGTTAGGAACGCCACCAGTCAGATCTATTTCCCGAATGACAACCGCTGGACTTGCAGACGGTGTTGAAAGTGCCATTTTATCTTCCTTCGATTAAAAAAATTATATGTTCCATAATACGGTTAGTCAACTTACCTTTATTTATAATTTTGTTATACTTAAAGATCTGGGTCCCATATAGCCTTCTCGGTGTCTATTGTAATCTGCCAAGGATCATCCTGTCTTTCAATCTGCTGTATATAATCTGAACCATCATCAATGATACCAAATGGAACCATGTCATCCTCAATTGCCTTCATTTTTTGATCAAATAGCATTTTCTTTAGATTAATATCTGTCATATCAGCAAAGAATTGGGTTGACACAAAATAGCCAAACATCACTAGATTCATCATTATATCGTCATGGTTACCATCAGATGCTTCATATGACTGACCTCTGGCCTCAAAGGTAGAGATCTCTAAAATTGTTTGTTCATCAACAATATTAAGCTTATTTGTTTCCAGGATGTCCTTGATTGCGGAACAACCAAGTCTTTTTGTTTTACGAGTAATTTCAACACCCAAGGCATTTGCCTTTACGGATGATTCAACATGCATATTTTCATATTCTAGGTCATGATACAATCCATTACAGACTACGGAACCCTGGTCATTTGATTCAATTACAACATATGCATCACAGTAGGCTTTCGCGTACTTATATATAATGTTAGGGAAGAGAATAGGAGAGATAGTGTTATTGCGATATACAGCAACCTGTGCAAATGGGCGAACGCTAATATCGATCAATGTAAA